CATTTAATTGTTTTGTAAGTTCTATTTGTATTCATTGTATAATTTTTTTATTCCGTCAAAGCAAGTTGATATACAAGAACCACAATTCGTTCTGACATTGTAGTTAGTATTAAAAATTGTATTATATGTTTCAATCATTTTTTTTTTAGCTGCTTGGTCTTTTGCTCTACCTGTTTTTAAATCTTTCCACATATCTAAAATTTCGTCTACTATTTCCTGCGGTAAACTTTCAGGTGTTTCTACTTCTGTTGTTTTATCCCAATACTTCTGAGGGCAATGTTGACTGCTTATTCTTGCCTTTACTTTCATGAAGCATTTACAAATTGTGCAATTTCCTAAAATACTTGAATAATAAACACAAGACTTGCAAATAGTAATCCTATCTTCATAAATTTCGTTAGGTACAAAAAACTTATTCATTTTTCTTCTTCTTCCTTTTTTTAACGATTATTGTCTGAGAAAACCCAAACATCATTTCAAAAGAAGAACACTTATCAGGGTCATACAATTTCATTTAATTTTTTTTTTAATATTTCTCTTACTTTATCTATTGTAGTAAATAAACTGTTTCTACTTATTCCTGTTTTCTTAGCTAGGCTATCTAAAGTTTCTCCTGAGTAGTATAGCTCAAAAACTTTTTTGTCATACCAACTTTGTTTATCTAATACTTTGTCAATTTCTTCTAGCTTTTCCCATTTGTATTCTTCTGTCACTTCAGGTATATTGTATATACTTCTAGTGTGTCCTTGAGTAACATTTGTTTCGTAATAGTTATTTATATGCGTGTAGTATTTATTATACTTATAATAAAAAGGACTTCTTACACTTGTTAAACTTCTTCTCAATACTACTGCACCATAACCTTTAATTCCTTTTATACCGTCTTTTTTATAAATGTTTTTTAATGTATCAGGGTTCATCTGTAAGAAGTAAAGCATAAGTTCCTGTACTGCGTCATTAACAGCTTGTTCGTCTTGCGTAATACCATAACACATATTTCTAAAGAATGAACTTAGCTTAGATATTTCTGCATATATCTCAGTCATTTATTTGTTCTAAAGCGTCAATTTTATCTACTACATCAAAAACCATTTCACTAAGTACAACTTTATAAGCTCTTATAACAGATGCGTTTGTTTTAGTTTCAAGCCCTGCAAAAAAACCATTTGTAGCAACTGAAAGATTTGTTGGTATTATCATTAACCAATCGTACCAATTATTCTCTCGTACTCCTTTGCCATAATTGTTGTGATATTCTAAAATAACATCTAAAACATCTAAATAATTATTGTATCTTGTTTTTGAACTTACATCTTTTGCAAACTCAGTACACATAGATATATAGGTTTCAATTATTTGCTTGTGTTCTTCACTTGCGTAAATCGGTTCTATCATACGCCAAACATAATAAAAAAGTTTACTCAATTCCTTTTTCTTTTTTTAACTTATCAACAAGTGATTTGTAGTAACTTATCTTTTCTTCATATTCTATCCTAGAAATCTTTAAAGTTGTTCTAGCTAAGTATTGTAATTCTTCAGCTTTGCCTTCTCCATACTTTCCATCTAAAGCTAACGAGAATTTATACTGTTCACCCCAAGCATAGACATTACACTTAACACATTGCACCTGACAATTTTCTTCATCAAAGCGTGTAGATAAATGTTTCCTGCTTTGAAAATGTCCGTTTTGCATTCCGTCTTTGTAGTGCCTGACTACTCCACAAGTGAAGCATTGGCACATTCCGTACTCGTTAGCTTCTCTTAATCTAATGTAGGTTGAAAAGATTTTGTCTAGTTCTTTTTTTAATTTACTGACTGTCTTCTTCAATTCTTATTAAGTTTTTAATTAATACTTTTATAAGCATTTCTTGGTCAAAGGTGCTTCCTTCTCTGACTGCACGACCACCATAATAGAAAATACCTTTTAAATTATTTATTCTTTCATAGACAATAGCGTTATTAAAAGCCCATATAATTGCTACAGGTTTACCGCTATTGACTTGAAGCTGTTGAGCTCTTACTATTTTACGCATTGCTACTATAACATCTTGTCCGTCTTCTATATTCTTATTTACTCCTTTTACTTCAGCAAAGCCTGTTATCTTTCCTTTGTTATAAAGAACTGCGTCAATATGAGCATATTCCTGATGTGAACCATAAGTTAAACCAAAGTGATTGCAAAACTGAGTTAAAGCTTTGTTCTGTCTTTCTCTATGTGCTTTTCTTTCAAATTTCATCTTCAAACTTAGAACAAAAATAAGCTTCTAAAATACAAAGTACAATTATTATTCCCCATACGATTGTTAATATCTTCATTTCAATTTTCTTATTAGCCACATTACAATGGCTGTTATTAATACCCATCCTATCATTTTAAAAGTTTTAAAGGTTCTTGATACCATAAGGTGTTTTCTTTTGGCTTTCCTAAAGTGTGTACTTCATAGTAGGCATTGTCGCACATCTCTTTCATTTTATATGTCCATTTGTAAAAAGTTCTGATATTTAAAAAGGGTTCATCCTTTCCAAATCTTACACCCTGATGAAAGGCATCTTGAACTTGGTTGAAGGTCATATTGCCAAATCTTTTCTCTTGTATTAAATCTGCTGCAAATATCTTAGATAGACTTGCCATAGTTTGAGGGTCTGTTTTATGCCCTATTTCAACTGCCGTCTTAGCAACTAAGTCTAAGACTTTAGCAGTCAGCTCTTTTAAGTTTTCTTGTTTTAATGGTTTCATAATAATTTTTTAGCTTCTTGCCAAGCATTAATTTGTGCGTCTAACTTACTCATTGTTTTCGGTTTCTTTGCTTCTCTTTTCTCCCAAGTTCTTACAGCAGCTTTCCAATCCTTCATTTTGTTTTTACCAATCATAAAATTTTTGCTTTCATAAAAATCAATAAACGCTTCAGCATCTATATTATTATTTCTTTCTAAGCAATAATTATTTACCTCATCAAAAGTAGGTTTTTTAAAGAACGCCTTTTTATTACTATCTGTAAGATTAGTATTAGTTATATTTATATTATTATTATCTGTATAATTTTTTATACTACCCTTGTCTTTTAATTTAATATACCTATGCAAAATTTCTTTACTACCTTGTTTAAAAATAACAGTTCTTTCAATATATCCATTATCATCTAGCATTTTAAGCCAATTCTGAATAGAACCCCTGCTAACTTCATATAATTTACAAAAGTATTTAGTTGAAGCTGTACATTTACCATTCATATTGCAAAGCGCTGTAATTTCTGCATAAAGTAATTTAGCGTTAGGTGTTAGCTTTTTGCTGTATCTTACTTCAGCAGGAATTATAGCATAGTAACTTGGCTTCTCTTTCATATAACTTCTATTTCGTGTTGATAATTTTGGAGGGCTAACTTACACAATTCTAATTGATTGTAAAAATCTTTGTAAGAAACTTTAACATCTTTTCCAAATTTACCTGAAACAATACGGATAGTTGTCTGATGTTTTGAGCTGTCGTGTATTCCATTCTTTCTTAAATGTTCTTGTAAATTATACAAGTCAATAAAAGTTAATTTAGCGTCCTTGATTTCAGTATAAGCGTTAAATACTTTTATAAATGTATTACGATACAAAGGAAAAGAAGCATAATTAGCTGAGTGACATCTTTCGTAATGGTTCACGCTTGTTCTGTTTCTATCCAATACCTTCGCAATTACTTCCCTGTGAGTTTCATCTTCTATCCTTGCAACCATAGCAGCAACCATTCTAGGTACTTGATATTCTGTCTTCCTAGTTTTTAAAGCTAGAGAGCCTTTAGGCAACCCCACTAAACTTGTAGTGAGGTCGCAAAGGGTTTTAAAGTTTTCTTCTGTATTCATCTTAGAAAGGCATATCTTCTTCTCCATTCGTTATCTTGTCTGAAGATTTGTTGCTCTGATTAGTAAAAAAGTAGCCATCTATATTGTGATAGTATTTTCCGTTATATTCCCTTGAATAAACATTACAAAGAACTGATACTTCCATTCCTATTTCTAGTTTGTTCATTCGCTCTACTTTATCACCAAAGGCACTTACACAGACTTCATTATTAAAATCGTTTCCTGTATCAATTACTATTGATTGCTTTTGCCATTCTTTACCTGCTTTAGATGTTCCTGTTTCTAATTCAAGTTTCTTTACTAGTTTTCCTGTTACTTCCATTTTGTTTTATTTATTTAATTATTAAAATGTGCCATCACCATAATCTTGACCTTTTTGGTGTCGGTGTGGCTCTTGATTATTACTCTTTTTAAAGTCTTCTGCTTCATCTTCTCCGAAACATCCTAATTCATAGAAACCTGTTAGCTTGAGTACAGCACGACTCATAGCCCTTTTCTCAGCCATTTCCATTGTGTACCAACTGTTAGTGTTTCCGTCTTTAAACCCTGCTCCTTTCAAAGCTGAACCAAAAGTTTGAATTGCCTTCCCTTCTTTTCTTGCATTGGCTTTTACTACGCAAAAATCTTTTTCACATTTGATAACATCATAATCTATGTTAATGTTTTCTAAAGCCTGTATCTTATCAATACCGCTCCTTGTTAAGATGATGTAGTGCTGATGTTTGAACACGTCATCTTTGGTTAGATTGTACTTAATGTACTTTTCTTTTAGTGCTTCTGTTTTCATATATTCTACCTATTTTAATTGGCTAGGATTTTTGCCTGTTAATAATTCGGTGTAAAAGTAATAAAATTATTTGTTTTCAACATACTCAATTACTTTTTGTTTTATATAATCTATTTGTTCTTTGTCTATCCATTCTAAGAAGTTAAAAGCGTCAAAGCATATCGTTAAGTCTTTTCCCATTTCATCTTTACCTCTGAGGTATAGTTCGTTATCTACGCATTGAAACGTGTTTATTTCATGCAATCTTTTGTGTGTTTCTTCCATTATTTTAAATTTATTATTACAGGCAAATTGCCATTATTCTTGTAGTATTTTTTATAGATTGGCTTTAGTTCTACATCCCAACAATCTTTTTGTTGCCAACCTTTAGTCTTTAGCATTTCACAAAACTTCCTGTAGCATTGTAAAGCAGTTCCTACAACAACAACTGAACGACTGTTGTAAGCTAAGTCATTTCCGCCTGAGCTTGTTACCTTAGCAGGAATGAAATCAGGTTTTAACAGCCAAAGCTCTGCAATTACTTTTTTATCATCTATTAGCTTACCTGTTATAAAAGATATTTTAGGTTCGCTGTAATCTACGTATGTAGAAAATTCTAAATAGTTTGCGTCTTGTATAGTCATCTTAATAGTTTTGGATGTAAAGTAAAGTTGCTAATACAGAAGCTGCAAAAATTGCTAAATGAGCAACTACATCTAACATCTTGTTTATTCTTATTCTCTTTTGCTTTGTTAAATTTGTAATACTGTAATTTTGAACTCTATTTTTTTTGAAAAAGTTTATTAATTCATCTTCATTTAAAAAATAAGTTGCGTTTGTGTTTTTGTTTACTGTTTTAAAGTTTTCCATTTCTTGATTATTTGTGGGGGTTTTTACACCCCCTAGTTATTATAAGTTTTTTAATTCTGATTTAGCATTAGCGATTAATACTCTAATGTTCTCAATTGATTCTCCTACCTTTGTACAACAATTCGTAGAATACCAAGCTGATTTTAATGAATCTTCAATTTGTTTAAGTTGTCTTATTTCACTAAGTTTTGAAAGGTAATTTAAATGTGATTGGCTTAGCCCTTCTGTGTTTGTGTTTGCTGTAGTTGAATTTGTCATTTTTTTTGTTTTTAGTTATTTATTTAATTTTGACAAGACAAAAGTACAATTAAAAAACTTACTGACAAAACTTTTAACATACTTTTTAACTAAAAATATTAAAAATAGTTATCCCTTATCTAGTAAATGATACTAAAATAAATTTAAAAAAAGATTGAAATTAGTTGAAAAAGCGTTAAAAAGTGTTAAAAATAGTGAACTAGTCTTGCTATTTGTCCTGATTTTTTGGAATGTATAAAGCCTTCTACTGCTTTTTGTACTCCACAAAAGCCTTTTCTGTTGTGCCAACTATCAGTTCCTGAAGGACTACGCATATATTCAACAGTTACACCTATAAAGTCTTTTGCGTCTAGCCATTTGTATTTTACTTTGTGGTGAATGTGATGTAAATACCAATATCTGTATTTAGTTTCCGCCCATTCTTGCGGTTTTTCGTTTGCCATTAACATAGGTAGCTTATCCATTTTAGCTCCGTCACCATGTTCTAGCCCTATAAGATTAGAACCGTACTTGTAATATTTTCTATGTGCTACTGATATATCAAAAGTTACATCATTTGTATTTCTAAACCAAGATTTTAAAGAGTGTGCTAAATGAAAGCCGCTTTGATAATCGTGATTAGACATTGAATGTACTACATCTACAGGAGCAACTTCTCTTAGTATCTCAACGCATTTAACATATAATTTTAAAGCTGCTTCAAAATGTTGCCACCATTTACCGTCTGCGTCTTGTGGTGTTCCTGCAGTAGTTGTATTATATACATTGTCAATATGTAGCACGTCATTACCTACGCAAAATAAAACCCTATCAATACTAAACCCCTGAGCTTTGCTTATAAGTCCTGTAACGCCTTCTAAAACTCTATTGTAAGCTATTTCTGTATTATAATCTTCTCCTGTTTCTAAAGCTACTCCTAGTTTACCAATATGAATGTCAGCAGGGTTTATAACTAAAAGGTGTTCACCTTCAACCCTTTTAATTGTTGGGTATTTTGGAGAGTAGTTTTCTATTAAATTTTGTATGTCTTTAAGTAGTTCTAGCTTATCTGTTCCGTATTGTTCTTTAGTAACTATTGAAAAGCGTAACTCCCCTGACATACTTTGCCAATGTTTAACGCTTACAATATCCTTTTTATTTATGCCCCTATCTTTAAGGTGTAAATCTAAAGCAGTGTTACCGTTTATGTTAGCTAAGTCTTGCCCTCTGAATTCATTGATAATTTCAACTTCTTCAGAAGACAATCTTAACCTTTTACCTTTTGACATTTACTTTTTAGTAACGTCCGCTATACCTTGCCCAAGTACTAAAGCACTTATACTAAGTAAAATGTTTTTTACTTCTTCAGCATTTAAGCCAAATTTTTCACTAAGTAAAGTCGTTAACACACCGATCACAGTGTACCAAAATTTACGACTACCAAACATTTTTAAGATAATTTCATTTACATACTTCTCGATAAACTTTTTCATTTTATTTATTTTTGATTATTAAATTAATATTTTCACCGCCCAAATTTACTATTTCTTTGATAACTAAGTCCATAGCTAAACGTGAGTTTTCAACAACGTCTTGTTGACGACCATTCCCTACTAGAATACAACCGCTTGTATCTTTAGCTGTGTTTCCTCTATGAAATAAGATCCAATCCCTATTTGGCACATCCTGAACTAATAAATGCAAGTAATCCCTAGTTGCTGACTCTCTAGGAAGCCTAAGCCTTACTTTGTATTGTCCTTCAGGAATACAGCTTATGTTTCTTTCGTTATTTATATAGGGATTTTCTAATGTATCACAGAAAATCTCACCATTAATAAACAACTTACCAATAGTGCTTTCTTTTGTAAATGTATCTCTAATTATAAGAAGATTAACGCCCTTGACCCCTGTAGGCTTTTTTAAAGCCGTTATGTCCCTTGCTTGCGTTTTTGGAGTGCACACCCTTTCGTTTCTTTTTAACGCTCTTAAAACCACTTGTAATAACTTTACGAGCCATCTATTTATTTTTTTCAAATTGAATGAATTTATATATAGTAAAACTAATTGCTAGAGTCAAGGAAACTAGCGTTAGTATTTCGTTACAGTCTGTTATGCTGAAAGCTATTGCTGAGGTGTTAGCTAGCCCTACTTGTAGTGTATCTTTTACTTCTGTCATTTTGTTTTGTTTTTTTATCTAAGTAGGTCTTTAGCTTAGTAACATTTTTAGTTTTCGGTTTGTAGTGTTTCTTCATTAATCAGAAGCGTTTAAAAAGTTTCTCAATGTAAGTTTAGTTCCCTGTTTCATTGGTCTTTCTAGGTTCATCCCATTATAGTAAGCGTTTTGGTCTGCTGAAATATCTGCACCACTATTAGTATTGTATTCAGGAAAGCTGCCTGTGTTATTAGTAACATAGTCAATTAAACGTTCTGTGTAATACTCAGATGTGTTCCTGATTTCTTCTCTAAGGTGTTGAGCTTCTTCCGTACTTAAAGCCGTTCCTGTTTCGCTTGTTTTGCTGTAAATATTTCCGTTCTCTATCTTAAACCTTAAAAAAGGTATAGCGTGATAAAAAGCCCAATTCGGAAGCATATCCCCAATGTAATCATCTACTAAAGTTTTGTAAGCTTCATTCCCTACATCACCTATTGTTCCTGCTGTAATTAAACTTTCTAATTTTTGGTATAGTGTTGTTCCGAGCTTAGGTTCTACATACAATTTTTGTGCCTGTAATACATAAGGCAATAATAAATCGGTTGAAACATTTAAGTTGATTGCTGTGCTATCTTTTAGCTTTGCTTCTGATACAAATAATACGTATGCCATAATTATCTAGGTTTTAAAAATCCGTTGTTTTTCATTCTCTTAGGTGGTCTAGCTACAAGCGTGTCGTTTCTTTCAGCAGTAAACCCTTCAGACAAAGCTTTAGTATAAGATATTGCTTCACTTGGCTTGATATTACTCTTTGCACCTCTTAAAGAAGTTTTATAGATTTGTCTTAGCCAAAAGTGATGGCAATTACCACCGCCTTTGTAAAGCCATATTGAATAAGTAGCAGCCCCACGAGGCCCCCATCCTGCATTAACAGCCCTAGAACCCATCTGAATAATATCCTCTTTTCTGTAAACTTTTCTTGCAGCCATCATTTTACTACAAAAATCTCTTGTACTTCCTTCCTGAGTTAAGAAATTATCTTTAGTGTAAACATACCTAACCTTATAAAAATCATTATCTGATTTATTAGTACCATCTTGTTCACTTCTTGCGTTCGGTCTTGCTGTTCCTGTAGAAGCTAATTCTGTTTTGTTGTAACTATTTAGTTCAGCTTCATAATTAAAATCTTGATGTTCTCCATCAACAATTTCTTCATCTATCAATTCCCAATCTTCAGGAATATCCTCTCCAAATTCTTCAATAAAACTTTCTAATTCAGTAAAGTCATTTTCTGTTTTTTTACAGTTACATTTTTCAACTTCTGAAAGCTTAACATCTTGCTCAACTGTGTCTTCATCCCCTAAAGGTTCTAGCCCTAAGTCTGAACGTATTTCGTCAACCGTCATTACTTCCCTTATCGTCTTAGAGTCAAACTGTACTGTAATAGGTTTTAATTGTACAAACTCAACAGGCAAGTCCATATTGTTTACTGAGAATATAGTCTGTAAAGTGTTTAAGATATTTAATTGAAATCCTCTTACTACTGTATTTTGATAGAAATTAGCTGCATTTATTAGTTCGTCTGCATTACTAGAAAAACCGTTATTTGTATCAATACCCATTAAAGTTTTAGATGTAATTCTGTGGGCTGCACAAATATTTGAAACTAATAGCTCCTGTAAAGCTAAGTATTGTTTGTCGGCATCTGATACGCTTATAGGTGTTATTTCAGGTGTTCTAGTCTTGTCGTCTGAGAACGTTAAAATAAATTTCCCTGAGTTAGAAGCACCTGTAAATTTCTCAACTAAACTTTGTTCTATTTGTCTTCTTTCTTCTTGCGTAGGAATACCATTAGCAAAAGAAACGAAATAGCTCCCACTAAATCCATTTTCTATATTATTTAAATGAAACTCTGCAACTTTTTGGTCTACTAAAGCCCAATTGCACCCTGCTATGTAATCAGGCGTATGATAAACGTCCATGTTAGGGCTGTAAGCACCTGTATAAAGCAATTGACTTCCTGAGGTTCTATCATTAACATTAAAAGCGGTAATAGGATAAGGTTTATTTGTTCTAGTGTTTCCCCAATCAGCACTTATAAAGTAAGTGTCAATCTTCCCTAGCTCATTTGGTCTTCCTGCTCTTACTCGTTCTACAGGTACGTGATACAGCTCAACTATTTCCGTTCGTTCTCTATTCCAAACAACGTGCAAAGCGTAAGCTCCCTGAAGTTTAAAATCAAAAGCAACTTTCTTAATTACTTGGTGTAAACTTTCATTTGAATTAGCGTGTCTTAAAAACTTCTTTAATTTAACATAAGCTTCTAAATTTATAGCGTCTTCTTCTTCGCATACTAAGTCTTCACCTGCTATCATTTCAGCGGTCTGATTAACGATTGCTGCATGGGTAGAACTTGAATAATATAAGTCAATTAAGAACTGCGGATAGAGGTTTCTCCAATCTTCTGTTCCGTATTCTATATAATCACGTCCTTTAACTTCCTGTATTACAGGTGCAGTTTGAGTTTCTAAGTTTATACTAAGTATGTTTTCCATTTTATAAGTTTGATAAATAAGCATTTACATTAGCTGTAAGTGCTGTGCTTTCTGTGTCAAATATTTGTATTTCGCTAATAGTTCCGTCATAAGGGTTAAGATCTACCCTTCTTACACCTATTGTATTAATATCAGCCGTTCCTGCTAAAGTTTCTGTGTCTGCTTGTGCTACACCATTTTTATAAAGTGTAATTAAATTAGATGCGTTTCTTGTAATAACTAAATATAAGTCAGCTAAAAAAGTACCACTATCTAAACTAATATCAACTAGTGTGCCGTCTGTTTTAAACCTTAAAGTAGTACTTGTATTAATTTTAAAAAACTCATTTGCTGTAGTATTTGAACCTAAAACAGATACACCTGAAGCAGCTGCCTCTAACTTTATACCAATAGTAAAAGCACCACTTAAAGTAATATCACTAGCTGAACCTAAATTGTGAGTGTCTGCAGGTGTAAACTCTATAGCTCCTGAATTGTAAGCAGGTTGCTCACTTGCTGTAGCTTGCACCATATTAAAACTATTCTCAGAACTATCAGCCCAAGCAGAAACATCAGAACCATTTAATGTAATTCCTGTTTGATATTTATACCACGCTTCTAAACCTGTTTCATCAGAAGGTTGCCAAGCGCCTAAAGCTCGTGTGCTTACTAAACTTAATCCTTGTTTAAGTGCTAACATTATATAACTTGCTCGTAGTAACAAATAGCTAAACCACTAGTCAAAGTGATAGCTGTACATTGAAGAAATAAAGTCGTTCCCGCAGGAATAGTCGTGTGAAGACTTGCCGCTGCTGAACCTGTACCTGTTTGAATATTAGTAGCTGCTATTGAAGCTATCACACTTTCAGTTACAAAGTGAATTGCGTAATAGTCTTTACTTGTCATTGCTGTTGTTGTAATAACATCACATCTATTCTTTCCTAGTTGCTCAGTTAGTAATTGTTGTACGTTTTCTATTGCCATTTTTTTTTATTTTATTGTCCGTAATATATATAGTTTGTTTCTGTCGGTGCTTCTCTTTGCTTGTATCTAACTTGCTGCGTTCCGTCTTTTTCTGATAGATTCATTTTACCCTTAGTTACTAATCCCTGTACTATCCCCTTAGTATCAGCTACAGGGCTTAAAACATCATTTTCTGTTGCAGGTGCGTTTCCTGAAGAAACAGTTACTGTTCCTATCCAACTAACCTCGTAAATTTCGTACTTCCAATATCCTGCAGGAAATAGTTTTGCCTTACCTTCATAAATATTAGGTGTAGTATTATAAATAATATTAATCTGAGTATATCTATCTTTAATAAGTTCAGTATTGCCATAAGCATAGTAAACAGACTTATCTAAGTCATTAGTGAATTTAACTAAGTGTCTTATCTGAGTAGAAGCTACAGAAGTATTTATACGATTATCCTCAGTTTGCACATATATATTTATAGTATCTACTGTTGTTGCTTGTATCATAGTTAGTTTGTCTGTTATATAATAGAAAAACTTTGAATTTATTTGCTTTAAAAAGAAAAAGGAGTGCGTTAGCACCCCTCAATCAAGAATATATAAGAAAACTAATTAAGATGTAGTTATTGAAACATTAGTAAACGCTCCATTGTCAAAAGGATTAGTTGTGTAGTCCGCCACCATTGGGAATGGGATTGGCTCCATGCCGTCAAATGTAAGAGTGTATCCCGAACGGTCACCCCAAGCAGCGCCTGAGTCAATAGTCCCTGCATTAAGTTCCATTCCGTTTGTTACTCCTAGCCCTACAATTACGTTATGTCCGTTTGCTAAAGTTGCGTTTAATTCTGCAAAGATAACAAGTTTCGTTTGACCTAATAATTTAATTTGGTTTTGATCCTCTTTTGTTAGTCTGTTAAGAATTACAGTTATACTAGGAGTATAGAAAATTGTGCCGTTTTCTTTACTTCCTGTAATTGTTTCTGTAAGACTAGCTACGCCTAGAGGTGTAGTATATCTATAAAGTCCTGTGGATGTACCCATTTCAATATCTGAAATTTCTCCATTTGCTTGAACTATTCCTACTGTTGTTAGTGGTGCTGTGAATTGGTCGTAAACTCCGAAATAAATATTCTTTATCCCGCCTGAAATTCTATTACAGTCGAGTCCCCTTCCCTTCGTTAGTGCTGTACATGCCATGATATTATATGTTTTAAAGGTTAAAGGAGTGAGTGCCTAAGCACCCACTTCTATAAATTTATTTTATTATGATTGTCTTACGATATCAGCTCCAACTCCTGTCTGAACACCTGCTGAGTAACGAGCAACTAATCTCATATTGTCACTTCCGTCCAAAGCAGACATGTCCATCAAAGTGATTCTAGTAGCGTCACTTAAAAGGTCAGTTCCAAAGAATAAGTTAGACTTCTCTGCTGCTACTAATTCGTTGTCATTCATTCCGTTACAAACAGCGATTTTGTACCCTTCAAATACAGGAACATAATCTCCGTTCATATTGTAAGCATTAACATATCCTAAAGTAGATACTGCTGATACATATAAAGCATAAGTCTTTGGTGACATATAGATATGTAAGTCATCTTTTCTTAATACAGGAGAAATGTTAGCTGCCATATCAGCAGTTAAAGATTGTAAGTTAGCAATGATATTAGCAGCAGTATAAGCACCTGAAGCTGCATCTTGATTAACTGTACCATCAACACCCGGCAATAAAAGTCCTGTTACAGCACCTAAGAAACCGTTGAATTTCCCTGCTACAGCAGTTCCTGCCCAAATACTTTCTTCAGTTGCTTGTGCTATGATTTCACCCATGTAAGAAATTACATAGTCATCAAAAGATGCAGGTGGTGGTGCTCCTGCTCCTGCTCTCATTTGTAACGCTTCCCATGAATCTAATAAAGTAGATTTGCAAAGGTCTAAGTTGATTTGTAAATTTTTAGGTTCTAATACTTTTTCAGTAAGTGCTAAAGTACCTGCATCCGTAAAGTCGCAAGTAGCGTCTGCTACTACTCCTGAACCCGCCATGCGTTGGATGTTACTCTTATACTTGATATTTTCTATCAAAGTTAAGTAGTCTAATGAATTTGCTTGTTTTAAAGCTGCCGAGATGTAGAATCCTGCTGCCTTTCCTGCAAAGTTGCTTGTTGTTGTAAAAGCCATTTTTTTGTTTTTTTTTAATTAATATTATTTATTTAAATCGTGTAAGAATTTTTCTCTCCTTGTCATTTTGTTGTATTCTGCTCTTGAAACAGGTTTTCTATCTGAACTGAACTTGTTTACATCTAAAGGTGCTGAAGCAGGTTGTGAAGCTAACTCAGTTTTTAACCTTTCGTTTTCTTCTTTTAACTTAGTCAATTCATCTTCTGCTGAGAACTCAACTACTTCTGTAGTTTTTATAGACTTAGGATTTGTAGAAGGTTCTTCTGTTTCTTCAGCTAATTCTTCAACTTCGTCATCACCGCCAACTTTTTCTTCTTTAAGTTTTGCAACAGCGATTTCTAAGTTTTCAATTCTTTTCTCCATACCTTGCCAATCAGCAACATCCGCTTCTTCATCTTCTTCAGCTAATACTGTTTCTTCTGCTAAATCTTCTTCTTCAACTGTATCTACTTCTTCAGTTTCTGACTCAATAACTTCAGCAACAATACCTTCTTCTTCTACTCTGAAAGATACGCCTGTATCAGTTTTGTAAGTTCCAACAGGTAATAATATTGTCGTTCCGTCTTCCGTCAAAACTGAAATATCCACTCCTGCTTCTAATTCTTCAGCAGTTGAAACAAAGATTGTTCCGTCTTCTGATTTTGCTTGCCATTCTAACTTAACTGTTTCTTCTTTGTTAAGGCCTAAGGCAACTAAGATTTGTTCTTTAATGTCCATAATTTCTTTTTAGTTTTATTAGTGTTTGTAGTATATAATAGATAAACTATTACTTTGTTTGATTTTGCTTAATTATTTCATTTAGTGCTGAAAGAATTTCCTCGTTTGTTGGTGCTTTTTGTGACATCTGTTCCATCTTGTCCGTAAAGTAGCCTTCAATTGATAATCCTTTAAGTTCACCTTCTTTGATTTTATTCCAAAGCTCGTCATTTTCTATTTTCATTTTTACAAACCAAGTGCCGTTAGGTAAATCGTAACCGTATAACTTAGACTTATCTTGGTCACCTTCCTTAATCCAACTTTCAACTGTTAGAACGCCTGAAACTCTGTCTTGGTGTTGGTATGTAGCTTTATGGTGGTTGTTATGTTTCAAATATAACTCAGATGCTTTTCTAACTGTCTCAGGACTGAAGTAAACATAGTAGTCGCTGTCTGTATTTGGGTCGTGTCTGAATATTTGCTTGTTTGGAATTAAAGCAGGACTAACGAGCATTCTTTTCTCCTCATCTACTTTAGCAAATGTTAAGTTATTCTTTTCTTTCCCAAAGTAAACAAAGTCCTGTTCTATTGCAGGTGAAGTTACTAGACTAATAGCGTCTATTGCTAGTTCTTGACTATCATCTGAAATTACTAACTCAACAATAGATGTAGTCTTTTCGTAATAGTCTTTGTTCGCTTCTTCACATTCAGCAATAGAGTCGTATTGACAGTCTCCTGTCTTTCCCCATTTATATTTTCCGTTTTCACATTCTTCGCATGGTGGCATAGTATTCTGTTTTGTATATAATAGATATATAGTTAATAAATTTGATTTTAGATTGTAGCTCTACGTCTTATATTGGCTAATTGATTCTGTGACGACGTCATTTCGTCGGTAATTACGTAAGCACGAGTTGGCTCAGGTTCTAATCCACCTGATAAATCAAAAGCTCCTGACATCATTTGTGGCGCAGGTGTTGAAGATGTTGCAGGTGCGGAAACTCCTCCTTCTCCTCCTTCACCGCTTGTTGGGTCTGTTGACATAATATTTTGTATAGCTTTTGCTCCCATTAAACCTGCACCTATTGCATTTCCTAACCTTATAGGGTAAGGAAGCAATTTGTCACCAACAGAAGTTGCTGCTAATGCTGCCATGACTGCTTGTTGGGTAGAATAAACTGTTTGTGCTACGGCAACACCTTTTGATAAAGCAGCATTTTCTCCTGCTAAATTTTTTGCCATTCCAAACCCCTGCTTTATTAAGTTTTCTTTTGCACTTTCAGCAGCCTTTGTAATTGCTTCTTGTTCCTTTGCTACTCTTTTTGCTTCTTTTATCTCGTCATCTGCTGCTTTTTTTATTGCGTCTGCTTCTTCTTTTTGTTTTGCTTTTTTGTTTGCTGCTATTTCATTTGTCAGAGTTTCCATTTCAGTAGCAAGTCTTTTCTGTGTTTGAAAAGATGAAGTCTGTAAATCAATTAAACCAACTTCTAAAGTTGCTAGTTCGTCTAAATCTTCAGCCATATTTTCAGACAAAGCCATTGTCTCCTTTTGTATTGCAATTTTTCTCCTTTGCATTTCCAAAACATCTTCTGTAGTTTTTAGCTCTAATTCGTTTGCTGTTTGAAGTGCTGCAAGTCTTTCTTCTGCTGTTTTACTTTCATCTAAAGCGTCTAGTCTAGCTTTCTGTATTTCTTGTCTTGTCTGTGCTCTTACTTTGTTAAACTCTCTCTCTTCGTCTCTTAACTGTTGCGTTAAACCTTTTAATTTCATTGCAGCAGTTACATCCTTTTCTATTTCATCACCTAAAGACTTAAACCCTGCAGCCATTTTACCTGTTAAGTCATCTACTCCTGTTGCTACTTGCACCATGCTTTCACCAAAGCCTGCTGCGTTTTCCTTCATCTCATCCCAATCAAACTTTAACGCTGACTGAATAGTTTTACCTAAATATCCAAAGGCGTCAATAATACCCTGAACTCTGTTAAGTAGGTTTTTCTTTATAGCTTCCCATAAGTCCGCTATTGCTTGTTGTGGGTCTTCAAAAGCGCTAACTATTACTTCACCAAAACCTGACAGTCTATCAGTAATAACACTAATTACTGCTCCAAACCCTGCCATAGCTCTTTCAAGCTTTTCAGCACCTTCCTTAGTACTTTTAAAGTAAGCAATTAACGAGCCTATTAAAACTACAAAAGCACCTATCCCTGAAGATATTAGCCCTGCTTTAATTGAGCCAAACATTCCCTTTGCTGTTACCGCCGCTGAAGCAAAACCTCTTTTTACTCCATTAAGAGAAACTCCCATAATTTTAAACTCAGAAGCGGCATTTCCTGCATCTTTAGATACATCTCCTATGTTTGATTTTACATTTATATTTATATTTTCATCTGCCATATTTATATTTTTTAAAGTGCTACTCCTGTTTTTATTTGTGTCATTCTAATTGTTGTAGCCCACATTAAAGTTCTATTATTTGCACCTTTTACTGTTTGTACAAGATTTGTACCTGATACCGAAATGTCACAAGTCCACCCTGTAGTTGTACCTGTATTTGCTATTGTACTCCTTGACTTGTCAATACTTAAAGTTCCTGCTTCATTAATAGCTACACCTGTTTCTATAAACGCTTTAAAATCGCCATTGTTTCCTGCTCCTGTTCCGCCTACTCTTACGGCTACTGTTTCAGTTTGAAAAGCTATAATAGTATTTTCAGGAATTGCAAAATAACTAGCTGAAGTATTATTTAAGAAACTATCAGAAACAGTATTGTCTGTTGTTTCAGTTCCAAACAATAAAGTAATACTTTGCCTTTCGCCTAAATTATCACCTGAAGCGTTACCCCCTAAGACAATAGAGTTGTCAGCTGTAGCTTCTCCTAAAGTACCATAGACGTTAGCGTTGTTTACTCCGTTTGCTATTTCATTTTGGTTTCCTACTACTATGTTATTTCTTGATAATCCTTTTACTGTATTATTTTCACCTATTATATAAGTGTTGTTTGTTCCTGTTTCAGTTGTGTTTCCTGCTCCCTGTAATTTATTACTTATATTGCTAAAGCTCCTGTTTAGGTTTGTATTGTATCTAAATATTGAGCAAGTTCCGTCTGCTTTGTTGTAAGTATATCCGTATGCTTCACATTGTAGTTGATTAGGTATTATGTCGTTTGTTCCATCAGTAAAGGTTACAACTCCTATCGGAGAAGTTGAAGAAGGCTTTACATCAAAGCCTGTTAAATATGGTATTGCTACTTTGCTCATTATGGTATAAGTATAAATTCAACTGTTGCTAAGTCGTTAGGTTTGTAGTCTATTTTGTTAACTCTGAATGTTCTGTTTTTAATAAATACTGTATCATTGAATTTAAAAGTATTAATATCTGAAGGACTTAAATTAACTTTAATAGTCATTATTCTAGTGTCAGGATTGTAAAGTTCTGAGTAATAAGGTAACCAATACAAGTTAAATAGATTATCGTTTACAGGAGAACCTACACCCCCTATTAGCTGACATTCGCCAAAATGAAAATCTCTAACACTTGGCGCACTTTGTGGCGATATAGCAGAAAAATGACTAAATTGTAAAAAATCATCTTGGTTATCTGAAGTAACTCCATTTTGTGCAGGTATATAATAAGAAGCCCCTGTTGATTTTATTCCATTGTTATACATTATTCTAGGGCTGTTGTCAAATCCTTCAGAAGTTTCGTCATCATTCATAGAATAAAGCGCAGGTGTTATTATATCAGACCACATATCTTCTAAAGGTTTTACTACTGTAGCTGCAAAAGGTTCAGCAATTATTTCATCTTCTCCTGCTAAGATTGTAAACTCTGAAGCGTCATATTTTTTACTTCCGTATAAGTGATTACTTCCTCTTTTATATGTCATAAAAGCGTAATCATCCTCGTCTTCTACAAACTTAAAAATAGTTTTTTTGTTTAAATCGGTTAAAGGCACAAGTTTCATTTCTGAAACATCTACTTTTTCTGTCCAATCTAACTCTTTACTATTAGGGTTATTTATAAATATATCTGAATAAGGTTCTATCTTTATATTGCTAGGGTTATCTTCATCAGGTAAAGTAACTAAATTGAACATAGTCATCAATCCTTTTAAGAAATCCCATTGTCCTAGTTCACCTCTGAGTGTTTGCAATATAGTGTTAGTAGTAACAAGACTACCACCTGTATTAGCAGTTATCGTTCCATTAATACTAGTAGAAGATTTTTGAAATTTATCCCCTGCTCCTGCCGTTCCTGCTTTTGCTTGGAGCTGTAAGGTATCATTAACTGCTAATACTACTTGAACTGTTCCTGAATAAGTATTATCACCCTGAGCAAATGATTGCAAATTAAAAGTATTGAGTACAGTTCCTCCACTATTTATATGCGCCCACCTACAATCAACATATTGATTTCCTGAATAATCTACACTATAATCAATAGTGTACCCTGTTCCTGCTGTTGTAGCTTCAAATCTATGGTTTGTTGTATCATAACCTAAGTCAGTAGAAAAATTAACATTTTCTAATTGATAATTTTGGTAAGCTGTATCACTGATATATATAGGGTAATTTAGACTTGTGTACGTACCCTCAGTTGGTTCTACAGGAAAATCTTTAGAACCCCAATTAAAGTCCATATACAACTTTTTAAAATCGTCAGTATCAAAAAACGCACTTTCATAAGTAAAAGGCACGACTTCAAATATTCTATCTATTAAATACTTGATATTTATAAAAGGTCTAAAGATTTGTTCTAAAGATGTATATTCAGGATTGCCAACTGTAGCATTTGTTCCACTTGAACCACCTATTAGTTGTTGGTGTGTCCAATCTACAAAAGGATATTTTACAGTGCTGTTAGCATCTCTAAACCCTGAAGTACTAGCATTAAGATAAGTAATACCTGCACTTGGTGAGTCATTCCAACTATTAATAATTTGTGTTCTATTATATGCGTGTTCTAACTCTGTAAAATCTAAATCTGAAAAAGTCTTGTCACCTAATACATCAGCTAGTGCAACTACTTCAGAATATAAGTTTACATTGTAACTTGTTTCTCCTGACTTGTCCGATATGTCAAGCATTCTTAAATAACCTTCAAATAATAAAAAGCCGTCTTGTTTTAGAATAGCCTTTGTTCTTTTATAAGGATTAAAGTTAAGCCCTGTATCAGTTCTTGTTATCTCGAAAATATTGTCAAAGATTTGATTGTTTCTTTTTGTAGCAGGTAAATTAAAAGCCTTTGAATATGACTGTACTTTCTCAGCTACATTTTTAAAGTCATCAACACTAAGACTAAGAGGAATATCTTCATCTTCGTAAAGGTCGCAAATAACTTGTCCATTGCTTAAATCTGTAAATATTCCACTAGGTGTTGATATAGATAAAACACACGATATGTCTGCTATTACTGCGACTGAGGTTACACTATATATTGCTATTACATCAGCAGTTGAATAAGCGTTAAATGAAATAGTCTGCGTTCCTGTACCTGAAATTGTGTGAGTGCTATTTAATACATTCCCTGTGTATTGATACACAATTAAACTTGTAGTATTTGTAATTATGTTTAATGTTAAATCGTAAGTAGCACCGTAAGTTAAATTAGATAATCTTTGAACTATACCTGTATTTGCTAAAAACCCCATTGAATTTGAACTCTCAAATACTTGACTTGCAACACTACTAAAACGATACCAAGTATTTAATATAAAAAGAGAAGATGAGCCTATTGAATAAGAATTTATAAAAGCTTGTGGCAAAGCACCTGAAATACTTTGAGTAGAAGTAGAAGTATTTACTTGATTAAAATTAATACCATCAACAAAGAATTGATTAGATGGTGAACTTAATGGTGTTGAACCATCAAAATATTGTGGAAATACTATTAATTGTACACTCATTATACTGATTGTGTTCTTAGTGTTTTACTCTTTTCTACTTCAAAAGTGTACTGAATAAGTTTGTCGTTTGCTACTGTCTTTTTTACAAAGCTAGAAGTTGTAAGCCTAACAGGTTTTACATATTGATTAAGTGCTGAGTAAGCTCCGTCATCTTGATATCCTTCTAAAATATAAACTTCAGGACTGTTTATTAATTCTTCAAGCATATCATTTTCGCTTTCACTTACAAAGTCTGAATTCATTGTTATTTTCTCAGTAGCGTTTACTCTAAAAGATTTCTTGCCGCCTTTATAACTATCTACTCTGTAAGCTGCTTCATTCCATGTTCCTGCTAATTGTTCGTATGTAGAACCTTTAGTTGATATGCTTCTAATTGACTTCTGTGTGAAAGTGTAATAATCCCAAGCACCCCACTGATTGAGCCAACAAAGTCTTATGCTTTCATATCCTTTTAAGTTAGGGCAATTAACATTTATAGTGTAACCTTTTGAAATTGCATCATCACTAGCATCAAAAGCTTGTACAACTATTGAGCCGCCACTCATTTGGTCTACAGGTGAAACTAAAGCGTTAAAAGTTCCACTCCAATTTTGTAAGTTAGCAGGAAAGCAACCAAAGTACAAAAGTCTTTCGGATATATATGTACTGAAATTAGTATAAGCACCGTTAGTCCAATTCTTTGTTATATTCTCTGTTCCTATTTGAACATCTGCACTATTTTTGTATATTAATTTAATGTAACTTAAATCAGCATTTGGTGATAAAAAAGCAATCGTTCCGTAATCTTCTAAATTAGCATACTGAGTAGCAGGAGCGTTAGTTAAGAACCTATCTGTTGGAGAAGATAGATTATAATTTCCTAAGTCATATCCAAAGTCATTATTGAATATTGAAAGTTCATCAGTATATTTTAAATAGCCATTGAATAATTGATAATCAACTGAGTTTATTTCCTGTACCGTTTGCACATCACCATTTGCGTCTGTGTACTGTGTTTTAAATTGAATAGTTAACCATCTAAAAGTTTTTTTATTCCTTGAGTATTTATCAATCAAATGAATAGGGTGCGGTGTGTCATCACTTGTGACTGTTGTTTTATATTTACTTTGATTGTAAGCCATATTATCAGCACTAACATAATTTTCAACTACTTGCTTAAAATCAAATATTCCTACTCCTGCATTGTTAGGAGTTGTTTTAAAAGTTGCTGTTGCTGTGGATGTTGTAGTTATTGAACTAGGTGTTGTTTCACTTATATAAACATCAGCAATAAATCTAACATTAGTAAAGCCTGATACTATCGTATTATTTGATACTACAAAAATTACTTCTTGCCCTACAGGAAGTTGAGTATATAAAGGTTTTTGTTCTATTGTTGTTGCCATTATGCTATTTTTTGTTTTCTTAAACTATTTACTATGTCATCAGCTATTGCTTTCCCAAACTTACTGCTAAACTGTTTCATTCCTAACATTAAAGGTTTCTGAAAGAAGCTGATACCTTGTATTCCTTTCTTCTTTATACTTCTTGCAATTAAAAAAGACAAAGATTTGTGAGTTATGAACCTTCCCTTTTTATCCCTACCTTTTAAACCTTTTCTTTTAATCCACTTTTCAATTATTCCTGATGGTGGTTGTTTTGCTTTGTACTTAAAAGGACTTGACTTTGTTTTACCTTTGTAGTCTTTATAACTTCTTTTTTTATCTGTTCCTGAAACCCCTTTATCTACAAAAGCACCGTAAGAGTTCATCTTAAATCTTACTGTTATTGAACCGCCCTTTTTTATAACAAAGAAATCTATTGAGTTTTCTAAAGCTCCTTTCTTATCTGCTTTAGACAAATTCTCTTTAGCTTGTTTGACTATTTGTTTACCAAAGCTATTAAGATACCTTTCGAGTGACGGTATATTCATTACACTAGTGCTGCAAACACTTCTACTTGCACATCAGTTGTTGCTGAAGGCCTTACCTCTACAGTAACTAAATCTTCTAGTGTAGGGAAAGCAGGACTTGCGTCTTCTTCACCAATTAAAGCATTTTCTGCTTGGAATAAGATATGTGAACCCCCTGCTCTTACTGTTACTTGATAATTAGTTGCTGCTGTTACAAAAGCTACTTTCATATCTTGGTCATCACTTAGATTAGTAACTCTTAAGTATTTACAATTCTCTACATCTAAAGCACCATCTGCACCATAAGGAGTTGAGTTAAATACTGCTACTGTTGTAGTCTGTGAGTGAGTACAAGTTAATATCCTTTCAAATACATCCACAATACCTGTAGTTGTTAAAGTGTTTGTAGAACCTCTGACTGAGCCGTTCAATACGACATTCTCTGTAATTGTTGTTGTTAAATCTGCCATGTTATATTTTTATTGTTATTTTAAATTTCTTCCATCCTATTTGAACTATTAATCTTCCTATTTTAAACTTGAACATTAATATCCTGCACCTCTTGCAGTAACAGGAATATTACAAGTTTGAAAATCATTTTGAACTAATACGCCTATACTAAATACATATCCACAACATAAGTTATCAAACCTTTCCTGAAAAGGTTCTATTGTAAATTGGTCTTGTGTAAAGTAGATAGGTTCGTTTATATCAGTTACTCCAACTAATGATTGTTGCGTACTGTGCCTAAGCATTCCTATAATATCTGTACAAATATGCAAAGTCTGATTAAATACTTCTTGCTCGTTATTCTCTGTATTTACTAGCTTAGTTAAGTCTTCATGCTGTTTAGTTTGCCAATCTGACTTCTCGCCTACCATGTCCATTATAAACACTTGGAAGTTATAAGTAAGCTGACTATCTCCTGTTTCAACTGATGTAGGGTTTATGTGCATTAAAGGAAACTTCTCCATCTTTTCTAAGTTGATATCGTAAATATCCCCTACTGAAGTTGTGCTTATTTGTTGGTGAAATTCACCTATCCTTAGCAAAGTGTTTACTACATTATTATAACTTTTATTATTCACCATTTCTTTTCACTTTATTTTGTGAGTTTAAATCTGTTTCATAACTTAACCAAGTCAAGCATTCTAACAGCCCTAAATTCGTTATTCTTTCTAAGTTTACTATTTCACCATTTGTCAATCTATACATCACACCAAACCATCCCCATTTCTCTGCAAAGCTTTCTGTTGCTATTGCATCTGCATTTCCTTCAGCTGCTCCATCAAAAACAATGGCAAAATCGCTGACAACTCCTTCCCGAAATTGTAAAAAAAAACCAACGCACTTTGCACTTGTTCTGCTGCCATCTTTTTCATTTCTTCTGCCCTGAGCCGTATATTACCATCATAAGCATCAATAATATACAAATCATTTTTCTTTTCTTTTATCGGTCTATACAATACAGCCATTAATTCAGCTAAATGGTTTTCAACTCCGTTCTTAATAAAGGTCTCGATATCGGCATACTCCCCGAGCGTAATTGAGTCTAAATCAGGATGAAAGCCGTACTCAATTCCTTCTATTTCAATTATCCTTTTTAAAGAACTATCTTGCTTTTGCTGTAGCTCTGCAATCTTGCTCATTAATACCGCTACATCTTTTAAAGCTAATTCCTTTACCAACTGCTTAGGAATATTAGATAAAGCTGCTATTGTTTCAGTTGCTTCTTCTGTTTTTGTACCTGTTTCAAAATCAATAAGTTTCAACCATTTCTCTAGCGTTACATCTTTCCAACTGCTTATTAGTTTAAACTCTTTTACCTTGCCGTCTTTTTTAACTTTTACTTTCATCTGTTATATAATAGAAATTTGTTGTTTTTAGTTTACTGTACGTAATACTTCCCTGCATTAGGGTTATCTAAGTGATAAATAACATTATATCTAACACCGTCTATTGCGTGATTGTAGTTATCTACATACAGCTTTGAACCTTTGTCAGCATATATATAGTTATTCAATTCTTTAGCTATGTTAGTGCTTTCAGGAGTTATGATAAGTTCATAGTCTTGCATACGAGTAATACCACTTTCAATAGTTCCTTTTTTTACAGGTTTTATATTTACTCCTAAATGTCTAAGATCTGCAATTAGTCTTGGTTCTGCTGAGTCTGCAATGATAAGTTTATTATCTACTTTGTCTAAAATAATCTTAGCTAATTCGTTTGACTTCAATCCGTTCTTGTAGATATGTTCTTTTAAATATATCTTACGCTTCCTTTTATCAATAGCTACTTCTGTAAGACTATCAGGGTCAACACTAAAACCAAAGTCCATTCCGCAAGAAGTTTGTAAGCCATCAGGATTAAATTCACCTATTGACCAATTCTCAAAGACTACTCCTTCAGCTTTATCTAACCAACCCCCTAAGATTTTATGCTGATACTTTTTAAAGTTTCTATGCTTTATAGTCTTAATACGCTCTAGGAAGCTCTGTGAGAGGTTATCTTCATTGTCTAGGTATGTACTATGGATATAGCATACATTGTCTCTAACACCATTAAAACCTGCTTCAACTCCTTTGTCCTCAAAGAACCTTTTATATATCCAATGCTCTTTAGTTACAGGATTTAGTATAAGTATAATTCTGTTCTGTATTCCCTTTTCTCTAATACTTAAATCAATAGTGTCAAATATATCCTCGTCTATAAGTTCCTCGGCTTCATCAAGTACCCAAGTGCTTATTCCCTGTAATGACTTTAGACTTGCTGTTTGATTTCCTGCTGAAGTCTTAATACCTCTAAATAGAATGTCTGACTTGTTTCCTAAATTAACTACCTCAGCTTTGTTTACACTAAAGATGTTTTCAAAACCTAACAGACTAATCTTTTCTAAGAACTCAGGAATAATTGACAGGTGAGCTGATACCATTGTAAATCTTGTAAACAATACTCTTATGTTCTTAGACATAGTAAGTAAAGTTAAAAATACTGTAACAGCAAAAGACTTTCCTGAACCCCTACCGCCTGTAATTATAAAGTATCTAGCGTCAGAATTAAATAGAGGGTTATATTTATTACTCAGTATCAGTTTCTACAAATGTTATTAAAGGCATATTGATACTATCATCATTTGTTGTAACATCTACCCTTTGTTGAGGTTTACCGTAAAAGTATTCAAAGAACAGCTTGACCGCCCATTGCTCTTTTTTGTCTATACCGTTTTCTAAAGACTTTAAAGCCTTTTCATTCATTGGTGTTAAGTTCTCTATTAACTTTTGCTCTGCTGCCTTAGACTTTCGTCCTGCACCTTTCCTTGCACCGCCATTGTTTATTCGTTTATCCATAATTGAAATAGATTGATTATTCAATCCTATATTATATAATAGAAATTATTGTTATTTATTTAAAACATAGTTAGTTGCTGCTTATGTTTTTCAATTCTTTTCATAGCTGCTTCAAAATATTCTTTATCAAGTTCACAAGCTGTTAAGTCATATTTAAGATTATGACAAGCAATAGCAATAGAACCACTACCTAAATGAGTATCTAAAATCTTATCTCCTTCTTTTGCGTAATTCATTAAAATCCATTCGTATAATGCAATAGGTTTTTGTGTTGGGTGCATTCTTATACTTTTTTTACCTACACCTTTTATAGCTCCAATAAAACCATATCTATTACCATCCCACATATATTTAAAAATCTTTGCATTTTTATCAAAAGAAGTCCAAGCCATTTCACAGTCAGCATAAGTATCAGAATGGTTTAATTTATCCCAATTTAGATAACATCTTGTATTACTTAAATGCTCTATAAAATAATTACCTCCCCAAATGATTTGGTTTTTACTTACTCTTTTTAATTCTTCAAAATACTCTTTTTTAGGAATTTCATTATCCCAATCCTTATTAGATATATTATTTAGTCTTTTATTTTTAGTAACACCTATTCCATAAGGAGGGTCTACTATTGCTAAGTCAAAGTGATTGTCTTCATACCTAGACATTAACTCCATATTACATTCGTTAGTTATATTCATTCGTGTTCATTTGGAAGCATTAGTCTAATCCCTAAGTCAGTTAAAGCCCATACTCTTATTTGTTCTGTGTATTGCTCAAATTGTTTAGTGTTTAAAGATGTTGTACTTCCTATTTTATTTATTGCTATTTGATTATCATTAAAACTTATCATTTCATATTCAGACAAGAACTTAGCTCTTAAAGCGTCGTGCATTTCATTAGGAAAATATCCTAGTTCTTCTGCTAATCCTTGTACGATACATTTCCAATAGTAACTGTTCTGCATATTGCTTCTTGTGTTTCTTTGTTTCTTTACACTTACTATGTAGTCGTTCTCTAATTCTTTTAGGTAACTAAATAGACTTTGTTTATCTCTATTGTCTTTTATTACAAACTTCACTAGTCAAATGATTCATTGATACCTCTTTCGCCTACTAGCTTTTCTTTTGCTCCTGCCCATAGCTTGTCACCTCTTTTTTTTTTACTTAAAGATGCTTCAGTTCTTTTAAGGCTTGGCATTCCTTCAGTTGGTTTGCTATCCATATAAAGACCACATTCACATAGTGCTTCCTTAGTTACCCATTTCTTATCTCTTAGGACTATTGTAGCTTTTCCTATTTCCATAGTGTTTCCACATTCGCAGCTATATAGTGTCATCTTATTCTATTATTTTTAAATCCCTTCCTTCATTCTTAGCTATTCGGATTATTGTCTTAAATAGCTTCTTTCGTTCTAGGTTAGTTTCGCACCATATAAATTGAGTATCGTTCATACCATCTAAAGTTAATTGCAAACCAAATCTAGTTCCTTTATTTTCTCCTTCTTTATATCCATATTTTTTAACTACTCCTTTCCAAGTAACTAATTCTATTGTGTCTTTCATAATTTCTTATTTGCTTAATCTGTCTAGTTCAAAGTGTAAATGATTAATTGCTTTCTGTATATCTTGTTCAGCAGGATTGTCGGGTTTATGACCTGCACGTAAGAGGTAACTTATTGCAGTCCCTAAATTGTAGCTATCAGGTTGGAAGTCCTCTACTACTTTTCTTGCTGAGTAACCATACTTCTTACCTGAATAGTAACTTGGTTCGGGTGTTGCTTTATAGTCTAAATCTATTGGCATATTTTCTAGGTTTTTAATTAGTTTCTCGTTCTGTGTCATTATTTAAAAGTTTTAAAAGTTGGTGCGGTGTATATATTCTGCTATCACCTGAGTAATTTTCAAATATACAAGTAAAGTTGTCATTCTCCCAAGTCCAAAGACTTCTGACATTCTTTTTAACGTGGTTGTTCAACACCCATTTAATTGTTTTGTAAGTTCTATTTGTATTCATTGTATAATTTTTTTATTCCGTCAAAGCAAGTTGATATACAAGAACCACAATTCGTTCTGACATTGTAGTTAGTATTAAAAATTGTATTATAGGTTTCAATCATTTTTTTTTTAGCTGCTTGGTCTTT